TATTCCATAAACTACCCAATCTAAACTTAATCAATGTACCACTATAACCCGTACTACTATAATCAGATGGCATTGTCATTGTAGATAAAAACTGTAATTTTTTCCATATTGGTATCATTTCTAATTTAGATGTTGCAATAACTTTAAAACTAAATGTCAAACTTCTACTGAATGATGAATATTTATACGCTGAATCCGCTCTTCCATTATATTTTATAGGTTCCCAATTTGGTGAAAATGTTTCACTAATACCACTTACTATACCTCTAAATTGAACACTTTTTGTATCAAATTGTGTTTTAAACGGCTTGAACCATAAATTTACAAAATCTTCTTGCTCACCATCACCAATGTTACTAGCATTTATATTATCGTGTCTACCACCATCAAATTTAGTCAAATCCCATTCATCCCTTTCATTTAAATTAGCTATTGGCGTACCTACAGTAGTACCAAAATTCTTTTCAGTAATATAATTATCTGTTTCATAATTAACATTATCTGTTAACTTATTATGTTTATTATCAGATGATAATAATTTCCTAAAATCACTAAATCCACCCGCATCCCGCCTACTAACCTGGTTTGATAATCCATATACGGTTGTTTCGTATTTTAGTATATCAATTTCACTATTAGATTTTTCTTTATTTTGTACCACTTCCGGTACTACACCTATTGAATTTTCATTATGTAATAATTTACCAGCCAATCCAAATAATTTCTTTTCATCATCATCAGTAGGTACGGAAACAAATGGCTTGGATTCCAATTTACTTACGGGTGCTGTTTTTACAGGACTGTAACCAGTATTAACATCAGTTTTATATAATACTGGATTGATTGTTTGTTTAGTTAATCCACTATCAAGAAGAAATCCTGATTTATAATGATTAGCTACTTTTGCAAAGTTTTTGAATGTATTTGTATATCTCGTAGTGGTTGTTATTCCAATACCATAAAATGAATCAAACCCACCAAACAAATCAGTTTGTGTTGGTAGGATTGTATTAAATTGATATGATGTTAGTATAGCGGTTTCGATAGTATATATATTTTCTAATTTTTCACCAGCACCACCCTCACGTTTTAATGGTGTATTAAATGGTAATAACCCACTTCTATTCGGTTTTAATCCTAAGTGTTGTGAACCCACCGCTGTAAGTAAATTAGCAGGTGTCCATATTTTGTTTGATTTATTTAACCTCTGCATTCCAACTTGCTTAATACCCCATAACTGACCCTTTGGTGATAATAACCAAGAGCCAATTCGTGCGGTATCAACTAATGCTCGTGTCGTTGATGATATTGTACCACCTCTTATAAACCCATCATCAAATGATAATCCAAATTGACCGTAATCTTCTGGATTACCATTCTTTTTCTGAATACCACGTAGGATTAATGGATGATTTAAAAATGGAATCGTTGTGTTGAATGAATCATCTTTTAGGTTAAATTTGTTATAAGCATTTTCTAAAAATGATGGTGAGCCATTCAAATCTTGCAGTTGTGATATTCCATCATTTGTTAAATTAGTATCTATGTAATATTTCCTATCTGGATTATATCTTTGTGTATCGGGTGTTGAACTACTATTTAGTTTAAAACTACCATATCCTGGTGTAAAACTTATACCCGGAAATGAATTTTGGAAATTACTAAACTTTGAATTGGTACTATCAAATATAGTATTGTTTGGATTTATTCCAATGAATTTAGTATCATCTTTATTTTCAAATTTAGATGTAAACCCACTAGCGTGTATATCTGATAAGTAATTAACTTCACTTGGCGTTTTAGCAGTTTTTTCATGACTTGGTTCAAAGTTGAAATTAGATGGTGTGGTTTCACCTAAGAAGTTGGAACTATTATTGAAGTTTGATACATCAGTTTCACCCAAAAAGTTTGATGAATTATCCATTTTATTTGGGTCAGTTTCACCCAAAAAGTTTGATGAATTATCAAAGCTTGATATTAATGTTTCACCTAAGAATTTAGATTCATTATCCATCTTATTAGGGTCGGTTTCACCTAAGAATTTAGATTCGTTATTGAAATCAGATGGTTTAGTTTCACCTAAGAATTTAGATTCATTATTGAAATCAGATGGTTTAGTTTCACCTAAGAATTTAGATTCATTATCCATCTTATTAGGGTCGGTTTCTCCTAAGAAATTAGATTCATTATCGAATTTAGTTGGATTTGTTTCACCTAAGAATTTAGATTCATTATCCATCTTATTAGGGTCGGTTTCACCAAGAAAGTTAGATGCATTATCAAATTTAGATGGTGTAGTTCCCCTTTTAGTAGGATTGGTATTTGGTTTAGGAATATCTGACATAGACTTTATCAATGAACTCAATGGGTTTTGGTTCACTTTTTTATTTACTGATTCAACCTTTTTATTAACCAAAGGGTCTTTCTTTGGCATTCTAAATTTTGAAAGGTCGGATTTTAAATCTTTTAATGCCATTTATTATCTCCCATATCCACTTGTATTTATACTATTCTGTTGATTTTGTACTTTTGTTATTGCTGATACTACCTTACCATCAACTGTCATCATTATTGGTTGTGTTTGGATATCACGCCTTAACCCTTTTATTTCATTTATCAATTCACCAAAATTCATACCACCACCACCAATTAATCCAGGTGCCGCTACTAAATCATCATTTGGTGATAATTCAAATAAACCACCTTCTTTCGTAGATACTGTTGTTTTACCATCTGCGGGTGACATTACATCACCTACTTTTTTTGCTGAAGCCAGCTGTGTCATCATACCAGCAACTGCTACTAATGCTAATGGTGGTCCTAACGGACCTAACAAGCCAAATCCGGTAAATATAGCACCGATTGCACTAGTTATTAAAGAAACTGCTAATGGTGCTAATGTTATCACCAATGCACTAAGTAGTATTTTTGACTCACTAATACCGGTTATCATATTACCAATAAACCCCACTATGGAACTAAATATATCAACAATACCTATTAAAACAGGCGCTATGTTAATGAATATTTCTTGCAGTTTCTCAGTCGCCATATTCATTTTTTCTTGTGCTGATATACGTTGTTTATCAGCTATAAGCTGTTTCTTCTTCTCTTCACTCAACCCCTTTGCATTATTAATATCTTGTATTGTAGCATCAGATAAATCCATATTCAATGCCTTATTCAATTCCATAGTTTCTTTCATTTCATCCAACTGTGAAAGTTCCATACCCATAGCATTTGCTATAGCTTCTCTTTGTCTCGGCATCATTTCAGAAATATCACCAATTTCTTCTAATTGTTTTCGTTGTAGTTCTATAACTTTACCTTGGTCACCCATTAATTGAGCTCTACGTATTTCACTATTGTTTATTTTTACACCGGCTGCTAGTTGTGCTGTTAGTTCACTCTTTAAAGATGATTCGATTGATAATGTTTTTTCTGCAGCGGATGATGATGCTTCTAAACTTGTACCCATCGCTTTAGCTAAAGTAAGGGCTTTAGTCATTTCTGTTACGTTTCCTTTGAAATTAGCTTTCATAGTAGCGGATAACCCTGCGATATCCTTTAATATATCTTTCATACTAATACTAGCACCAGTACCTTCATTAAACTGTTCTACTACACCAGCAACTTCCATCTTCAAAGATTCAGCATCAGAACCTATGGATTGTGTAAATTTGTTTAAATTCGCCGCTTCATCCCCACTTAAACCAAAAAACTTTGTTAGTTCGGCTTGACTTTTTAACATATCATCAGAAAACTTAGCTGTCATTCCTGTGGATTCTGCTAACTGCATCTGTGCTTCTGCTATCTCAGAAGTCATTAAATTATTCGTAGAATCGCTTATACTTTTAAAAGATAACTGCATATCCATTGCCGCATCTTTTGATATGCCTAACTCACGAGATAATTTAGTAACTTTTTCATCAAAATCAAATGCAGTTTTTAGTGCCGTTATTACGGCAACAATTGGTAGTATGGGTAATAGTGATTTTAAAAATAACTTACCAAACGATTTGACACCAGTACCTAAGCCGGATATACCATTTTTCATATTTGATAAAATATTTTCTTTAAAATCTTCTTTTATTTTATCGAAATCGAAAGATGTTGCTAATAAATTACCTATTATTGGTATACTTTTAATGGAACTTTCTATACTATCTAAAAATTCATCTGTTTTATTATTTAATACATCTGTAAGTTTATTTTGTTTTTCTTGTACTTCGGCTTGAGCTTCTAAAACTAATTGCTCATCATACCTTTTTTGTAATTGTTCTGATATTTTTTCGTATTGTTTTTTGGTTAAGTCAGCTTCGTTTTCTAATAAAATTTTAGTAGCCTTCTTGATTTTTTGCATTTCCGATAACTGCTGTGATTGGTCTAATAGTGTTGATGTTATATCATTTTGTATTTCTCTTCTCTTTTCAAGTCTATTAAGTCTATTTTGTTCAGTCTTATTTAATTCTTCTTGATTTTCAAGAACTTCTATACTTTTATCACTAATTATTTTGAATGAATCAGATACATCTTTGGCGTGTTGGTTTGCCTGACGCATACTATCTGCCAAACTATCAGCATAACTCTTATAATCTTTTAATTCATCACCATTATCCATAATATCCTAATATTTACTTTTTTTTATTAAAAATAGATGGTAATGGTTCATTTGGATGATTTTTTTTCCAATTTTGAATAGCGAATTCTAATTTACTTGCCGCTTTGATAGTATCATTATATGCAGATTGAACATCCGGGTCATTTTTAAGTTTTTTTGAGAAAAATTTAAATAATAGATTTGTTATAATACCCTCTGATACTTGTGATTTTTTGGATACATTTACCGCAACCTCATATATTCTTGTTTTATATTTCATTGTAAATTCCTATTTGTAATAAACTATATATCAATAAATATCAAAAGGGATTAAAAATATTAACCCCTTTTACTTACGTATACTTTTTATTTTCTTAGAATGCTCATCGTATGCTTTTTTCTGTTCTTTTTTGAATTCTACTATTTTCTTAATATAGTATTTCCTAGCCCATATTGGCATATTATAAACATCTGAAAATGTGAATCCGCCATTACCATGATATATTAAATCAAATATCTGGTTATGTATTAACTGCCTATCTCTACTACTCAGGCCAAAAAAAGGATGCCTGCATCGGCATCAACATTTCCCTCCCTTCACCGGTTTCATCGGATATAAATTCAAATGTTAAGTCAATATCAGGTGAAACTGATTTTATGTACTTTCGTAATTCCTTAGAATCAACAGCGAATAGTTCATTATCTACAAAATCATTAATATATTTTTTATCAGTTTCACCATCTACAGATATTATAATCGATTTAAGCCGTGTACTTAATTCACGAGATGTTCTATCTTTCGATTTCTTTGTGTTCTTCAATTGCCGTTTAACATACTTTTCACTACCTTCAGTAGCTAACTTAAACAATATAGTTCTTTTCGAATTTGGTAATTTAAATTCAAATTCATTTTTGTATAGTTCAATTTGATTTGAACCATCATATTCTTTATTTTCAAATTGACCTAAATCTATAGTTTCTTTTTGTTTTTTTGATGTAAATGGGTCTGTAATATTTACTTCATAATCTTTACCATATCCCAAAATCCTAGCAGCAACCATTATAGCATTTTTATCACCAACTATTAAATCTTCATATTTGATAGATATACCATCACCATTACCCATAATCATAGATTTAAACAATCTATCTAATACAGTACCATCTCTAACATATGAGTGTGTTGTTAATATATCTTCTTCCCTAGCAGTCATATATTTCATTTCAACCTTACCACTTGATAGTGGATTACTTTTAGGGTAAACAAACCCGTTTGATGGTAATTCTACTATTTCTGTAGGAAATTTGTATTCAGAAATTTTTTGTTGTTCATAGTTCTGTCTTGCCAACTCTACCATTTCTTGATTAGTAGTTGGATTTTTGTAATCATCTTGCAATTCGTTGCTCATAGTTTATAACTCCATTTTTGAAACTTACATTATCTTAATATAAATATAAAAATAATAATTTATAACGTAAAAAACCCTTGACGTAAGCCAAGGGTATCATTTTTTAATTTTTAATTATTTAACCAATCCGAATATTAGTATTGTAGTATTGCGTAGTCGTATCTAAGTGATAATTCAACTGTTGCTAAATCATTACCGCTATAATCCATATCAGAAAATGTAGCTGAATTAATAAATGCACCTTTTAAAGTCCATTCTTCAACCTTATCACCAACCGGTCCTAATGAATTGAAAGTAATATCTTTTTTATAGAAATCGGAATACCCATCTCTACCAGTTACAGATTCATGATGTAATCTAACCCACTCCATTACAGCCTGTGCTGCTGATGGTACGACCGGGTCATACAAAGTTACCGATACTTCAGACCATTCACTTTTACCTTTAACGTACCTTTTAACATTAATGTGGTCTATAGCTACATTGTTGTTAGTGATATCAGGTCTGTTAGCTGATTTGATTAAATATGCAGGTATCCCTTCAATGTACATAATAAATCTATTCGACATCTTTGGTTCAAAGGATGTGAACATTATCTCATTAGGGTCTAATAATTGTGCCATTTATTTTTCTCCGTTGTTATCTATTCTTTTATATAAATATACACCATTTATTTTTTTATTCAGGGAATGCCGCGCCTGTTGGTAAAATGTTGAAATCTAATACAATAAATTCAGCTGTTTTAGCCGGTTGTAAGAATATTTCACCAACCATAATGTTTCTATCAATTACATCTGGTGTATTATTTGTTTCATCCATTATCACTCTAAATGCAAATAATCCTTGCCTTTGTTGTACTGATTCCAAAAATGGATTTACGATTGATAAGAATCTATTTCGTGTCGCTGATGTATTTTGTTCAAACACTAAGAATCTTGTAGATGATGCGATAAATTTCTTAACTGCTATCAATAATCTTCTTACGTTGATTCTATCTAATGCCGATGGTTTAGCCTGTAATGTTTTCTGTCCAAATACAGTTACACCCTGTCCTGGGAATGTTGCAATTGGATTAACTCTACCCTCATACAATTCATCCCTTTCAGCTCGTGTCAATCTTGTCTTAGCTTCAATAACATTTGTTAAACCACCACGATTTAATCCAGCTGGTGCGAACCACTCTGCTGCAACTTGGTCGTTAAATGCCATAACACCCGGCAGTACAACTGATGGCGGAACCCATACAGGTTTATTTTTATCAGTATCCAATATCTTAACCCACGGATAGTAGGTTGCTACATAATTAGAATCAAATGATTGAACTGTATTCACAACCGTTGATATGTTATCAGCGTATGCTGCTGCATCCATTACAAAGAACGTATCTTGTCTATCTTCACAAGTATCTTTAGCGAATGTTGTAACTGAACTATGTAATCTGTGTATCAACCCAGGTACTACTAACATATTCATATCAAATTCATCTGGATTAGATACTGCGTTTATAGCTTTTCTAAATGAAACCGTACCTGCGGCAGTTGCTGATGAACAATCATATCCTTGTGTATTACCAGCGGTAATTGATGAACCAACTGAAACAATTCTACTTGGTTTGAATCCATCAAAACCACCTTGAAATGGAACTAAGAATTTCTTAGATGCCAATGTTGTATTCGTAGTTAAATCTATTGAACCACTATATGGTGATGCTGATGTTGGAAAGTTAGCATCTGCTGATTGGTTAAAATCACCTAAGTTAAATGCCGAACCAACTGTAGCTGTTGATGAATCCGGCGTTGGTAGTAAGAATGATAAATTATCAGTTACCGATAAATCAAAATCAAAACCAAAGAACTTCTTAGCATTGTATATACTATTAATAGTCTGTGCTGAAACGTAAGTTGGATTTGGAATTGTTAATGTACTTCCAAACGGATTTTGTAGTGCCGCAAATCCAAATGGTACTAATGATGGGTCTATACCTTTGTTTGTAACACCAGCTGATACTTCAACTCTAATATTTTTACTATTGTTTGTATAATCACCATTTGTTGAAAGTTTACCATTAGAATCAACAGTTATGTATTTATCACCAATTACTCTTGAAATGTAGTTAGGTGAATCAGGGTCTAAGTTTACACCTTGAAATGTTTCAACTATGTTTGGTCTGATATCTGAATCAGTAACGCCTACAAATGGTGAACCATTAATTTTATCTTGGTCAACTCGTCTTACTACTACCGAAAACGAACCATATTCAGAACCGGGTACTGTACCTGCTGCTTTGATATCTTGGATACCAATTTTGAATTCATAGTTGGTTGCCGTACCATGTGATAGTGTATGGAATTTAATTAAATCAGTTGTAACACCACCAACTTTTTGAGATGTAATAAAAGGTGTTGATGCTTCTGCATATGCTTTTGTATAATCTATATCAGATGCCGTTATAGCGGTAACCGTTACTAATTCACCCGTAGCAAATGATGCTGATTGGAATGTTTTAAAGTTGGCGTAAGTATATGCTTTTTGATTACCTCTTGGTGAAAACCCAAATGTTTTTGTAAAGTAGTTTGTGTTTGTTGGGTTTAATGATGCCGTAAAACTTGCAGCAGATACTTCTGAACCAGATAATGTTAATGAAAACAAAGATGCGGTTACATTTGCTGAACCTAAATGGTCAGTTAATGCCCCTTTTATGAAAACATCAGTATCAGATATTACATTAAAAGTTGGATGTAATATAGCGGCAACTTTCTGGCCTTGTGATGATGATATTTGTAAAGCGATTGGATTTTCTAAGGTATATCCACTTGAACCCAAAACCCTAACAATTGTAGCAGTACCAGCATCTTCTAAGTAGTTTTTAGCTGTATATGGTAGGTATGAATCTTCTGTTAATCCACCAAAAATTTGTTGGTATTCTTGAAACGATTCAACCTGTGTTGGTACAAATGCTGGTCCCTTTACTGTAGAGCCGATAAGTGCAGCCCCTATTTCTCCAATTCCTTGTGGTAGGAACGATAAATCTTTTTCTCGTGTAAATACACCAGGACTTACTATTCTTTCAGACATTTATTTTCTCCTTAATTATTAATATTGTGTATATACTATAAGTATATTAGATTGACACAAAACGATTATGAATTAGATGATTTGAATATACCAGTATTTATATCCAATTCACCCTCACCATATTTTTTCTTTAATTCACTTGCCAACTTAACTTCAGATTCTCTTAATTGTATATAATCTGATTTAAGACCATCTTTATATTTTTTTAATGATTCCATTTGTTTTTCTACCAAAATAGTTTCCACTTCAATCTCACCAAGCTTGGCAGTTATTTCTGAAAATTTTGTTTTGAAATCATTAATTTGTTTCATTTCACTGTCTGTAAATTTTATAACTTGTGTTTCTTTCATAGTTTTTATTGAAATTGTGCTAAATGTTCTGTTATCATTTGTATATACTTATCTTTTCTTTCTTCTGTATATACATCATCAGTTGTTATATTAGGTAAATGAGTGTTAATATCTTTAACAGCCCCAACTTGTGTAAATCCAAGAATTGTTTGAAACTTAGACATTAAAGCATTATTTTGGTCAGCAGTAGTACCTATATTTCTATTATCTAAAACAAAAGTACTTATAAGGTTATCACAAAATGATTTGTCCATATCATATCTTTCTTCTATAGTAATTTGTGGAACTGCTCCTACATACTCTACTGTATATCCTTCTCCTAAGCTATCTGCAAATGCTTGAGCTTCTTCTAAAGTTGCGTATTTTTGGACTACTGCCCAATTAGCTTTTGATGTTTTATAGTAATTCATAGTTATATATTTTTTTATGCGTTTTGTATGTTAATCATAATTGGTTCTCTAGATGTATATGCATCTGTATTAGGGTACATATACAACGAACTTGGCATAGATGTAGGTAAGTTATTAGTAAATGGATTATACGCTTGTGTTGTTGTAGTTATTAATGTTCTGTTAAACTTACCTAAAAATCTATTATATTCCATTGCATATATTTGAG